AAGCTGCAAGAGTTCCAGATGCAGGGCTCTATCTCGGCACAACAGGCCGAGGACGCCAAGACCCAAATCATGGTGGCCGCCGAGGACGCCCGCCAAGAGGAGTTGGCAAACCGCCGTCGCGACGCCCAGCAAAAGCAGTTCGAGAAAGAGCAGATTCTCGCCGAGGTCGCCAGCCTGAACGCCTCAGAGCTGGAACTTGTCGAGATACAAGAGCAGCAGAAAGCCAGCATATTGCAGCGCTACCGCGACGAGGGCATCCTAAGCGAGGAAGAGTACCAGGGTGCTTTGGTTGAAATCGCAGCTAATGCCAACAAGCGCCGCCGAGACGAATACGCGTCCGTGCTTGGACAAACCACAGACGATTTGAAAACCGCGCTTGGAGAAGGGAACAAGCTGTACAAGGCCTTTGCCGTAGCCAACGCGGTGATGCAGACCTACCAGTCCGCAACGGCCGCCTATCAATCCGCGGCAGCCATCCCGGTTGTAGGCTACATTGCAGCCCCCATAGCCGCAGCGGCTGCCGTTGCGGCGGGCTTGGCGAACGTGGCTCGCATCAAGTCGGCACGTGAGCAGGGGGGCAACCTGTCCGCCGGGCAGATGTCCACGATTGCCGAGCGCGGGCAGCCTGAGGTTATCATGCCTGCGTCGGCGTCCCGTGTGCGCACGGCCCAGCAGATGAAGCAAATCATGGGGGAGAGTGGCGCGAGCGGTCAGCCGACCACTGTCCAGATAGTGAACCAGACCACCGGGCGCATCGACTCGGCGACCACTGAGCGCATGGACGAGGCCACCTTGCGTGTTATCATTCGGGAAACCGTGAGCGGCGACCTGCAAGACAGCAACTCCCCCATCGCCAAATCCCGCCGAGCTACTCGCGGGCAAGCAGGATATTAAACGATGAGCAACTACCGATTCCCGGCGTCCCTCAAGCCGATAGTCAGCAAAGGCTACTCGTACCAGCGCGGCGGCAACATCTACCGCAGCGAGGTTACGGGCGGCCTACCGCGCCAGGGGCGTGACACCTATTTCGACACGGTGCCGTTTACTGTGACGCTCGTCACGTCCGCACTCGGCAACCAGGCGTTTCAACTGTTCCTGAACAAAATCAGCGGCGGGGCCGACTCGTTCGTGATGGCGCTCGATAGCGGCCTCGGGGTGAAAGATCATCAGTGCCAGATAAACAGTGCCATCAACATCGACACCAGCGACGGCATCAACTGGACTATCTCGTTCTCGCTGCTGGCGGAGCGCACAGACATTCAAGAGGACGTGTGCCTGGCCGCTAACCTGCCTGATTTGTTCGGCTGCTACGGTGACGGGCTCAACGGCTTCCTGGCGGCTTACGCAACGGCACAAACGACTTTCCCCCGGATTTGGAACCCTGACGCATGAGCGAGCAATCAGTACTCGAAGCGTACAAGCGCAAGCTGGCCTCTAACCCTGACGGCCAGCTTGACTTCGACACCGTGGAAATCACGCACCCGCTTTTCTCCAAGCGTTATCTTCTCGTCGTCGGAACGTCACCACTCACGGCAACGCTGGAGACTGGCGAGACTGTGACGTTTGATCCAACACCAATGGAAGTAGCCGAAGGGGGTAACAACAACGACACCGACCAGCAGGCGAGCTTCACGCTGCCGGATGTCGGTAACCTGCTGGACAATGAGATGTCGCGCTTGCCCTTGGGCTACGAAGGCTCGCCCGTTTTCATCTTCCGCAGTTTCGTCAGTACCGACCTGAGCTATCCAGCACGAGGCCCGGTGACTTACGACTTGCAGACGCTGACCCAGAGTAAGGGGGTGTTCACCGCCGACGTGGGGGTGCCGCGCCTGAACGAGCGCCAGACAGGCATCCTGATGACACCCGAAGAGATACCCCTGTTGCGCGGAGTATTGGCGGGGTGAACATCAACGATTACACGGGGCGCCGGTACGATTTCCGCAAATACAACTGCTGGGGCCACGTCCGCGCAGTGCGGGCCGACGCAGGTATTGAGACCCCGGCTTTCGATGTGGCCACCCCCTCCGGGGCGGACGCGATGTTTGCCGAGGGGCTCCGTGACAGTCGTGGGCTGGTGCGCGTCTACGCCCCTCAAGACTTCGACGCCGTGCTGATGGGCGAGAGACACGGCAGCCGCATCTTGTGGCACTCAGGCGTCTACAGCGGCGGTTACGTGAGTCACTGTGAACTGGCGGCGCGTCAGGTTAAACTTGAGGCATTGGCCGACATCCGCGCCCGCTTTCAGGAGATTCAGTTTTGGCGATAACCGTTCACCTCACCCGCAACGAGAGCGGCAGCTTCGACCGTGCTTCGCACGAAATAGCCCCCATGGCTTTTGTGATTGCGCACATCCCCGATGGTACGCCGTTCAAAATCTACATCAACGAAATCGGCGACGATACAGACGTGACTGAGGATTTCGACGCGCTGCAAGAGGACGCGACGTTCTACGTTGTCGAGTCCCCTGGCGGCGGCGTCGTCAGTGGGGTGTTCAGTCTGGTCGGCAAGATATTGAACCCAATACTAAAGCTGTTCACGCCATCCACGCAGGCCGCTGCGGCGCCCAACCAGCAGGGGGCCAGTCCCAACAACAGCCTGACCGACCGCACCAACAAGTCCAGGCCTTACCAGCGCACCTACGACATATGCGGCACGGTGCAGTGCATTCCCAACGATTTGATGACCGTTTATCGTAAATACGACAACAACGGCAACGTCATCGAGTTCGGGTACTACGACGTCGGGCGCGGGCCGCTCGACACCCCAGCTTCCGGTATCACAGACGGGGACACCCGCCTGAGCGAAATCACGGGCTCGTCTGCTGCCGTGTACGGGCCTTTTACATCCCCGAATAGTGGCGCGCCGCAGACGACGGCCGGCAACCCCATCACCGAGGGGCTTTACGTAACTGCCTCGTCAAATGAGGTGGACGGCGCGGAGCTGAAAGCGGCCAACGACCTGACTGCCAACATCGGCGACGTGGCGACGGTCTCCCGCGTCGGGAACGTGGCGACCATTGTCGACCCGACCGGGGATTCACGCTTTAACGACTACATGAAAGTCGGCGATGCCATCGAGCTGATTGACATCAAGACATCGTCGTATGTGCTGAGCGGCATATACACCATCACGTCTATCAGCGCGGTCGATGTCTCGTTCACAGTGGACGGCACGGTCAACCCATGGCTAGGTATCACTACGTCCGCGCCGCTGCTGCCGGGGGATATATCAACCACGGGGCCGTACAACAAAGTGGCGGTGTCGTGGTCGAACTGGTTCACCATGGACAAAATAAAGGCGTCCAGGGTGCTGGCGAACTTCGGCGCGGCGTCTGGTATGTACAAGGATGACGGCAACAAAAAGAGCAGCGCGTCAGTCACTATCCGGCTGGAGTACCAGGCTCTCGACGCGAACGGAGTTCCTATAGGCCCTGTCTATTCAGCCGACGGCACGGTGTCGGGCCGCTCCAGTGACCAGACCGGCGTTTCGATTGAAGGAGAGCTGCCGACTCCTTCCACGTTCCGTGCCAGGGCCCGCCGAGTGACAGACAAGGATCTAGCCTTCGAGGGGCAGGTTATCGACGACGTATCGTTCGATAACCTCTACGCGCAAATCCCGGACACGACACCCAACTACGGCAACAGGACGACCGTGCACACCGCCCGGCGTCAGACCCCGAGGGCGACATCCATCAAGGCCCCGAAGCTGGCGCTCATCGTCACAGAGCGGATCTACAAGTACCTCGGGAACGGCGTGTTCGACACAGTGTTAACCAACAACACCCAGGCGGTGCAATCGCTCATCAGGCTACTACGCGATCCTGTGTGCGGTGGTCTTAACCTGACAGTCAGCAACATGGACAGGCTCTTGGCCGCGCAGGCCGAGGTCGAAGCCTATTTCGGCAGCGCTCAGGCGGGCCCGTTCTGCTACACGTTCGATTCCTTCGACGTGACGATGCAGGACATCATAAACACCGTGGCGGAAGCCGTCTTCTGCCGCGCGTACCGCGAAGGCTCGGCCATCTTGCTGGACTTCGACCGCCCGCGCATGGGGCCAGAAATGGTGTTCACCCACCGCAGCAAAGCGCCGGGGGAGAAGTGGACAAGAGCCTTCAACACTCGAGACCGGTACGATTCGCTGAAATTTAGCTACATCGACCCCGCCACTAACACGAAAGAGACCATCACCATCCCCGCCGATGGCGGGCTGAAAACAGAGACCTACGACTCGAAAGGCATTCGCAACTACAAGCAAGCGTACTGGGCCGCATATCGCCGCTATCAGCGCAACCTGCTTAACCGGGTATCTGTCGAGTTTGCAGCCATGGAGGAAGGCGTATTCGCCCGCCCCGGCCGCGCCATCAGCGTCGTGAAGGGGTCTCGTGTATCACCATTCGATGGCTACGTGGTTGCCGTTGATGGGCTTACCGTGGTGCTCTCGCAGAATGTCGAGTTCACGCCAGGCCAAGAGCACTCGCTGGTGCTGAAGCGCCGGGACGGTTCGGTGCAGAGCGTCAGCGTCACGCCGGGGGTCAACAGCCGCACGGTGATAATGACCTCCGCGCCGCAAGAGGCCATCTACACCGGAAACGAGGCCTTAAAGACTGAGTTTTCATTCGGCAGCGAAGACAGGCATAATGCACAGATGATGGTCGTCTCGACAGTAGAGCCCGGCGGGGACCGCACGGTTCGGATAACGGGGTACAATTACACAGACGACTATTACGCATACGACGGGGTTGCGCCATTCGGTCGCGCCTTCAGTTCTGGATTTAGTAACGGGTTCTCATAGGGGGTTTTATGGCTTGCGGCGACGTGCTGTCACTGGGAGATTTGCAGACGGCGAAGAAGCATCAGATTTTCGAGGCCGAGGTCATCACCGGCAAGGCGGGCGGCGTCGCTGGCGGCGCTAATATCGACTACGCCACTAATCAGGTGACCGGTCAGACGCAAAAGACACTGCCAGCGGTACTACGTGACGCCGGGTTTCGCCCAGCCGCTTTTACGTTTGAGTCCGGTGGCACCTTGGCCGTCGGTGATAGCGATGTTTTGGTGCTGTGGCCTGTGTCGGGGGGCGGCGACGGCCAATACTACTTATGGAAGGGCGCGTATCCGAAGGTAATTCCCGCCGCGTCCGCTCCTGATACGACTGGCGGGGTATCAGACGCCGGGTGGTTGCCGTGGGGGGACATTACTTTACGGGGTGAGTTATCCGCCCCTAATGGTTACCTGTTGGTCGGCGGCGCAGCAAAAGCATCAGACTTGGCAGCTCTCGACTTGCGCGTCGACTACCTAGAAGATATTCAGGGTGATACCGATAAAACAGCCGCCCATATTGCAAAGCTGCTGTCTGATGGCGTGGCCGTACCGTTCTCGTGCTATGGCAATTCGACAATGTCTGGCCAGGTGACAAACTCGGGGCCCGCGCAAGACCCTAATAACCCGCCATCTAAATTACAACTGGCACTAAATCTTATTTACGGCATTAGCGTGACGGTAAACAACAGGGCAATATCGGGGTCAAACCTGCGCGGCATGATGGCCGGAACGGATGGTTCAGGAAGTACCTTTGAGTCTAAAATATCAACTGGCGGCATAGACCAGAACGCCGCCGTAATCATTTGCAACCACGGTATAAACAATTCTCAAGACGACCTCAGTATCGACCAGTACCGAGCAGATTTGGTTGAGTTTGTCAGATTGTGCCGCATAAACGGGAAGGTGCCGGTACTCGAAACCCCAAACCCTTGCCCGCCCATCCTTATCACTACAGAAGCCAAAAACAAAAGGCTCCTTAGCTATGTTCGTGTTATGCGTGACGTTGCCACTAAGATGGGTGTTGATTTGGTAGACACATACGACCTGATGATGAAGTCTTTTAGATACTTCAGGCCGGACGAGATGTACCCTGACGGAGTTCATCCAGCATCGTTTGTATACCGTCAATGTGGGTTTAACTTGGCAATACCGTTTGTTTCGTGTCAGACAATTTCAGAACCTGGTGATTTCTCAACACTGACCAACGCATCTTATTTCGATAACCTCTCCGTAAACCGGATGATCCAGACACAACCCTCGCGCGGCGGTCAGCTCATTAGCGCGGCAAGGCCCGTTAGCGGTTCGCAAGGTATTAACTACCCGGTAATTTTTGGCGAATCGATAAAATGTTTCTCGATATGGGGGTTGCAGTGGAATGATGCCGCAAACTGTGTGTGCACTGACAACGCCGAAGCTTCTGGTTCATATTATCAGCAGAAGCAATTCGGGTCTCAGTCCTACCTTGATTGGGATTCTGATGCAAAGTTTTATGGAAGAAAACTTGCAGGTCTCCACGTAATCGGGCTGGTCTTTGATATGACAACGCCAGGTCTTGGAGCCGGAATTACTTTTGGTGGAATTGCTGTGCCAGAACTTGTAACAAACTCCATGAATGGTGCTGTGGCCCAACCCGACCCGTTCACGAAGTCCGTTGCAGATGCGGGAGACACCGTGATTATGCGCACCGTGGTAGACGGTGGAGGAATATACTTCACAGATAAGGGTGGTAATGTCGTATTAGTTGCACGCATTGTTGGTGGAGTTTTTACTGTTGACCTTTATAAAAACGGCGCTGTAGTTCAAACCGGAACGGTTGGGAGTGGTTTAACTACGCGAGAGTATGGTTTGCAAATAAGAGTAAACAACACTTCCGTGGACATAACTCTTGATGCTCTTACGCTGAGCATAACCACTGTCACGAAACTTCCTAACTTAAAACCATACACTGGATTCCTGAGGTACTCTATAGCTCCGATATTCGGAGTGTGACAAAAAGCCCCTTCATAGGGGCTTTTTCATTTTGCAGTATTCCATCAGCAAGTCTTGCACGTCGGCTTTACCTTCAACACGGGCTTGCACCACTTGGTCGAGCGTCCCCTCCGCCTGAATCTGGTACACGAACACCGGGCGCGGGTGACCAGCCTGGTGCTGCCGGATGGGGCCTATCCGCTCGATTATCTGCGCATAATGTTCATAATTCCAGCCACAATTAAAAAATGTTAGGTGGTGGCCGCCGTCCTGCAAGTTCAACCCGTGCCCGGCAGACGCGGGGTGTACGCACAGCATCTCGATTTCGCCGCGGTTCCATGCCTCTATTTGCCGGTTTCCCTTCGTGCCTTTTGCCAGCGCCACCGCACTCGGGAACTTCTTGAGTATGCGGGCTAGGTCGTGCTTGTACTGGTAAGCCACAAGCAGCGGCGCGCCTGACAGCTCATCAACAATCGACTCCAGCGCTTCCAGTTTGGCGTTGTGTACAAGCTGCCACTCGGTGCTAGGCTCGCCGTCCTCGTCTGTGATGTAGACCGCACCACCGGCAATCTGAAGGCACTTGGCCGTCTTGGCCGCTGCGTTGGCCGCCTCGACCTCTCCTGCCTCCAGCTCGGCGAACAGCTCTTTCTCCATCTGGTCGTACACTTTGCGGGCCTTGGCAGGGAGCGGCACGACCACGGGCACCACTACCGGCTTGTCGCACCCGAAATACTCGGCAGCGTCCACGGTTAGCGATATGTCGGAAATCTTGGCGTGGATCTCGTCGTCTGCCCCGCTGCGCGGCTTATACGTCCGGGCAGCGTGATGTGAGCCTTCTTGCACACCGACAAACCAGCGGTCGGTGAATGACTGGTATGACAGCCCCAGGCGCTGACCCGCATCGAGGAACCAGCACTGACCCCACAAGTCCTTGAGCCCGTTCGGTGCCGGGGTGCCGGTTAGATTGATGAAGCGCTTAACGTTCTTGTGCGCCACTGTGCCGAGCGCCTTGGCCCTCTTACTGCCCCCAGAGCCGCCGGCCTTCCCGTCCTTGTTCAGCTTGCCCCGGAATGACTTCAGCTTGGTCGACTCATCAGCGACTATGACAGTGAACGGCCAGCGGTCGCCCCAGAACTCGACCAGCCAGTCGATGACGTCGTAATTGCAGCAGACCACATTAGCGTCGTCGTTCAGCATGACGTCCTCCCGGTACTGGCGGCTGCCGGTTGCATCGACGAC